AATACTCGTAGCGTCCAGTGGCGTCGATGACAGCCATGGAGAAGTTAGCCAGCCAGTCTGAAGGCACCGAAAGGTACTTGTTGCCTGACGTCATGTTACCCGTCACGTTTTTACGCAAGTCAAGCAGCTGCACCGTGTTAAAGATGCGCTGCTCAGCCTGTTCGATGAACGTGTTAATCTGTTCGGTAGACGTCAACGTCACCGTGCTGGAGCCGTCAGAGCCGGTCCACGAGGTGTTGGGGAAGTCGTTTTCGACGTACCCTTTGATTGTCTCGAACAGTTGCGCGTAGTTCATTATGCCAACTTCTTGCTGCTATGCGTGCCCTTAGTAGCCGCGCCGGTGCCGCGAGTTTTCACAGTCTGGGTGTTAGCTACGTTATTTGGGTAGCCGCTATTGTTCTTCACAATCGGCACCTGCTTTGGTTGCTTATATTCAGCCATTTTTATTGACCTTTCCCATGTCTTTCTTGGGCTTGCTGCCGCTCTTCTGGTTCGCAATCTTCGCCAGATTACGGCCCATTTTCAGCATCTGCATATTTGTCTTGCCACCTTTAGCCATCTTAATTCTCCGTCTCTACTGTTACGGTCCCTACTTGACCATTGCCTAATAGCGTATTTGGAAGACCAAATAAACCCAAAGGATTATCTAACCCAACAGGGTTCCACCCCCACTGAATTATACGGCTACCATCGCTCGGGTTGTTGTTTGGGTTGAGGCCCGATTGGTAGTAGCTATTGTCTGGGCGCGGGTCGCGCAGTGCTTGCGGGTCATCCACTGGATACATACCCAACTGAAGCTGCGGCTGGTCCGGTTCCCAGCACGTCGGGCACACCAGAATGTTGACGTTTTTGGTCTTAATGACGAGCCGCTTAAGCTCCTTCAGCTTATAGCGGAAGTTGCAGCGGTCGCACTGGGCGATTGCCCATTTACCAGATGCAAACCGATTAGGCACACGTCACCGGAAATACTGACGAGGTGCGAGGCGTAACGGTGCCTTCTCACGGTCCTCATCAGCAGCCTGCAGCCAGAGTTCTTCGTAGTCAGCCTTAAGAAGCTGTGTACGCTCGAGTGCACCGGGGATTTTCTTCGAAAGGTGATACGCGAGACCAGCCACCATACAAGGGATGAACCTAAACGGTATATCCTGTGTGTTTACACCGTCCCCAGCATCTTGAATGCGGCGCAGACGCCACACGACTAGAGTGTAGAAATCGCTCTGCTCTGGCACCGGCCAGACATTAATTGTAGGGTACTGCACGCCGGTCGGGTCGTCCTGACCCCCAAGACGGTTGTACCATAGCTGGATTGGACGTCCCTGAGCATTCTTGTTTGGGATTGTCGAGTAGGTATCCACGCTGATGCGGGAAATGGTAATGTCAGTCTGCCCTTGGCTAGTCCCCGTGCGCACTACATGGTCGAGAATATCTACCGTATCTACAGGCAAACCATATTGAGCAACGCCTTGGACCAGCGGGATTGTGCCTTCGTCGATTGTCCATAGGTTAATACCACGGTTAGCCCACTCCATAGTGAGCAAGTTGAGGCTACGCCGTGCCGTACGTAGGTCGTAACCCGTGCGAAGCTCAGCGCCACAGCGCTCGAAAGCCTCTTCTACAAGGGCATTAAGGTCGAGATTAAAACTCGTAGTACCTGTCGTCGTCATTAGAATTGGTCCTACCTACGTATATTGGCCATATCATACTACTCACAAATCAGCAAGTGTATCTCTATCCGGGTGTCCAGTCCGGCACTGCGGTCTGATTATCCTTAGTAAAGCTCGGTGTTGGAGGCTGCGGGGCATTGGTAAAGTTCGGTGTAGCGACAACCGTGTCGCTTGTATAACTATCACTCCCAGCAATCGAAGCAGGGTTCCAGTTCGGTGTCGGAACGCCACGATAGACATTGGGTGGGAAGAACTCGTTGGTGTTGAGCAGTATATTAGGGCGAATTGCCAAGTACTGGTATATATCCGCTGCGAAGAACGTATTGGCGTTCTCGTAGCGTGCGGGCGTGAGGTTAATAACGCCGGGGATTACCCGTGCGGAGTAGAAAATATTAGTGTTTGCAAACAGCGCTGGGAAAACCGTGGCGTTTGGCGGTACCACGACCGGAGTGAAGAACGTATTGCTATTATCAAACCGCGCTGGAAGGAGCGTCGTAAGTGCAGCTACTGCAGGGGCGAAGAACGCATTTGTATTAGCCGTCAGGGGCGCAGTTAGTGTGTACCTGCCGCGTACCGCAGGGCGGAAGAACCGGTTCGTATTAACGACATAGTCAGGTACTACAAACTGCTCTTGTATTATCGTAGCTGAGAAGAACTCGTTGGGATTGTCGAACCTCGCAGGAAGCAGGGTCTTCCGAGTCGTTACCGCAGGTGCGAAGAAGCTATTGGTGTTGGTGTAGAGGTCAGGCTCTACAAACTGGATGACGACAACCAGCGGGCTGTTAGTGTTGTTATAGAGTGCAGGTACGAGTGTACGGGTCGAGGCGACCGTAGGCGTGAAGAAAACGCTGGTATTATCAAAGCGCGCAGGTGCGAGCGTGCGGGTCGCCGTAATCGTAGCCGAGTAGAAGACGTTGGTATTAGTGTAGAGGTTAGGTAGCAGGTTCTGCGATACGGCAGGCTGCGTGACCGTTGGACTGTAGAAGATGTTGGTATTATTGTAGCGTGCAGGGGTAAGTGTGTAGCTCGCAGCTGCATTAGCTGAGTAGAAGGTATTGGTGTTGTTAAACCGCGCCGTTTGGTGAAGGTCGTACGGTCCTTCCTCAATGTCTAGCGGGTAAAATGTGTTGGTATTGGTGTAGAGCGAGGGCGCAAGATTAACCGCACCACGCCCAACAGTCGCAGAGTAAAACGTGTTGGTGTTATTATATCGCGCAGGGGAAAGATTTTGAGATGCCGTTCCTTGCGTTACAGTCGGGCTGTAGAACGTATTGGTGTTGTTGTAGCGAGAGGTCTGTGTGAGCGCCTGAGAAAGGTCGCGGATACGCAGCATGACCACGGGGCCACGGACGTTAGTTACCGTACCCGCAGCCGTAACTGTAACGCTAGGCGCAGCAGTGCTAGAACCAGATGAAACTGAGGCATATGCCGAGTAACCACCGATGTCGTTACTGACGTTGCTATCAGGTTCGTTGAGTTCGACTGCGGTGGCGAAGGTCGCGCCTGTGGCCGTGACACTTTGAGCCGAGAACTGGTTTGGTGTGGTAACATCCGTCGGGATACACATTGCCCAGAGAGCGATGTCACCAGCCTGAAAGTTAGTTGCCGATGTACCGTTTGTCAGAGCTACCGTAAACGGCGTACCAGCCGTAGGGGCCGTCGTTCTCTGGCCATCAGCGGAACCAAAGCTATGCGTCTCACCACCAGAGGGGATGCGGACCATGAAGGCCCACGTCACATCGTTGCCGCCTAGCGTAACCGCCTGTGTTCCGGTTTGACCAGCTACTGGGTTATCCCAAGTATAGACGCGAAGGCTCGTGACCCCAGTGTCAATACCAGCACCGCCGCTGTAACCACCCGCATTGTCTAGTTGGTCGCGTAGTGTCCAACCAGTAGGCGTCGTTATCGAACCTGCGCCTGAAGAGATAGGCTTCTGGCCAACAAAAAGAACGACAACGTCTGTAGCGAGGATACCCGCTGGGTAGGCAGGTGATACGGTAGTGCCAGCAGTAACTGAGTACGCTGTTCCCGCTACAGTAGGAGTGCCTAGGGCCATCTAGGCCACCTTTTAACTAGAGGGCGAAGATACCGGAAGCGTTCCAAGTGATTGTGATGTCGCCACCATTCGGCGTGACAGGAAGGCCAGTAACCGAAGTATCAATGTAAGCTACCAGAGGCGATGTTGAAGCCGTGCCGGTGTCAATCCAGATAACAAGCGCTTCAACCGAGCTGCCAGTAACTGCCGTGAAAGTGACATCCGCACCGTCGAACACGCCGTTGGTGAAAGTCTTGGAGCCAATCGTCTGTGGCGTACCAACAGAAGCAGAAGAAGCCGCAGACCAAAACTGGTCTGTAGAGTTGTATGTATATACGCCCGTATCTACGAGAGCGACCTTAACGGTGCCCGAGGACATGTTGTTGTTTGTTGTGAACTGGAGCAGTTGCTCCTTCCACTTAGGGTATAATGCGTTTGCCATGATGTAATCTCCTTACCTGTATGCCGATGTCTTCTTTGCTATGGTCTTCGGCTGCTTAACGAACTGCTTGCCCGCTTTTATGCCTGCGCGTTTCGCCTTGCTTGTAGCAGAGTATTCCTGCGAACTCAAAGCCTCACGTGCTTTCTTAGGCAAGTAACGTTCGCCCGTGGCTTTTGGTCCCTGCGTAGACGGCTTGCCTGACTTAGTGCCCCAGTCCTCTTTGGTCCATTTGGATAGAGATTTCTGGGCTTCTGTCTTCGGGCCGCTATAGCCACCACCAGACTTCTTATACCGTTGCGTAGCAAGCTGGGCTTTACGTGCGGACCATTGACCTGCGTTTCCACCCTTCGTGCCAGCCTTTACGCTGGCAACGATACGCTTCCACTTAGGTTCGTCCGACCGTGCCATTACTTCTTGAAGCCTTTCAGCAACTGCGCGAACCGTGCACGTTGACCTAACT